TTAATTAACTTTGATCCAATCTTTCCCTCTATCATCGTGATAGCGGTCGGTCTGAGACTGAGTTTTGTGCCCAATAAGTATCTGAGTATTTAATCCTTGGGACTTATATAGTCTTTCAGCAAGCGATCGTTGTTCATGAAACGTTGCTGGTGTGCCGACACCCCAATCAATATCAGTTTTATCTCTGGCCTTGCTAAAGTTGGTTGTCAGGGTATTTCCTGGCACTTTGCAACCACGTTGAGCCATTGATGTCGAACGGAAGTAATGTACAAGATACTGACTGACAGCATAGTCTCGGCAGCGCGAGATAACCTCCTGCAAGGATGTGTTCAAAGCATCGCATCGAAGAGAAAGAGGTAATGCCAACCTTGCACCAGTTTTCTCCTGTACAACATGTAAGTGGTCATCCCAAATATCGCTGAATTTCATTGCTGAAATATCACCCAAACGCTGTCCTGTAACCACAGCCAATAGCATCGCATTGCCCATGTATCGATGCTGTTTATCAGCAATGTCGAAAATCTTCTGCCATTCCTCTAAATTCAAACGCTGCCTGGTAATCTTCCTGCGTGGTTGCTTCGTTGCGAGTGCGGGATTGTAGCCCGGAGGAACTTCACCAACATGTTGAGCCTCTTTAAACACATCGATCAGCACTGAGCGAACAACCTGGCCCATACGTGGCTGTCCGGCGTCGGTGTATTCATCCAACAATGAAGCAATATCTCTGGCATCAACTTCAGGCAAGGATTTCATTGCAAATTTTTGGCGTAGAAGGTCCACAGGTTTACGTTTTTGTTTAAACGTGTTGGGCTTGATATCACCTGTGGTCAGTCGTTCTTCCTGTATCTTCCAATATCGATCGGGCCAGGTACTGACAGTTATATCTTTACCCTTAATTTGTGCCACTCTATCGCTAAGTGCTAGGATCTGCCGGCTACGTTGCTCCGCTAGTCGGCTATTGGCTTCTATCGCAATCTCACGAGCTTCCTGCTCATTGTCACCAAGAGCATGGTACTTCCCTGTAACCGGATGCCGGTATCGCCAGTAGACCTTATTGGCCTTGCGACTAAATAGGGGATACAGGTTAGGAATATCAACATTGTTCTTACGCGGTCTGGCTGCCATCGTTCAATATCCTTTGGAGCTTCGGATTGTCATTGTGCTTAATGACCGGAGTAGTGAGTGGGCCAACTAGCTCAGCATCTTCTCGCACACGCCATAACTTGCCTTCCTTTCGCGCTGGTGGGGCGAAGTGGCCCTCTTTAGCACACCGTCGCAAGGTATTTAGAGAGGGCGGTTTGCTGCGATAGCGCTCCGCAGCCCATTCTTCAAGCGTCAACATCTGTAGCATCAAGTACCTCCACACTTCACCCGCCGCATACGGGCATTAATTCAACCGTGACATGTCAGACACTGTTAATTTGGTTTCATGCCATCCGTAGGTTTGCCAGCACTCAGAATCACCAAGGAAATAACAACCTGCTGGGTCACCTGGTAGTTTGTCTTTGCACTTACCGCAGCACCGTTTATTCCGTGCAGCCAGCTGCTTTTTTAATTCGGCATTATCCTTCCTGATCAGTATGGTGATGTATTCATCCAGGTCGTATGGTTCGCGTTGTGGCCGGCGAGCTGCACAATTCTCTCGTAACATCTCAGCCTCTTGCTGATCTAGCTTGATTTCGACAGGGACAATACCCGCCAGTCGCTGGCGCTCGCGTTGGGCTGCTTTACGCTCTGCATTAGTCTTTGCCATGGATGATCTCCATATATGCATTTATGAAGGTTTGCGCAGCTTCCGCATTGATGGCATTGCCGTAGGCGCGCAGTCGTCCCACTCTTGCGGTAACCCCATTAACCAACGGGAATGAGCCGGGTCTAACTGGCCGCCACTTTCCATCCCTGCAGAAGAGCCAGTCAGCATCTCGCCAGAAACCATTAGTCGGGCTTGGGTTCTTGCTCCGGAGGCAGGCCTTGCTGCCTTTTCCCCATCTAATGCCTTTGGCTCTGGCCATTCTGTCAACCACGCCACTCGTCCCAGCAATGAGTTCAGTGGAACATTCAGGCATTCTTTTCCGTCCTTCCAGTCCCTCGTGGTAGGTGTTGGCCACCCAGTATGCGCGGTCACGGATGTGCGGAGAACCGACGCCCGCAGACGGGAACGGGACAATCCCGAAGGCGTAGTCCATTGCTTCCAGGTCAGCTTGTACAAGGTCGAACCAAGCATTTGCGTTGCCGCTTGCAACTTGCTCGCCAAAGACGTGCTCAGGGCGGCACTCGCTGATGAGCCAATGGAAATGTGGCCATAGGTGCCGCTCGTCATCAAACCCATCGCCTTTGCCTGCCGCGCTGAAAGGCTGGCATGGACAAGAACCTGTCCAGACGGGTTTATTGTCAGGCCATCCGGCGTTGCGCAAGGCATATGACCAGACTCCGATCCCGGCGAAGAAATGGCATTGGGCGTAGTTTCGTAGGTCATCAGGTTTCACATCCTCGATCGAGCGTTCATCAACATCACCTGGCGCGATATGACCCGCGCCTATCAGGTTACGCAGCCACTGCGCAGCGTATGGGTCAATTTCGTTGTAATAAGCAGAAGCCACTAGGACTTCCTCAATTCGGCATCCATCTGGAAGCTATTTTGTTGATAGGCAATGGCCATCTGCTCGGCATCGTTCATCGCATCATGGAGCGAGTTATGCTTAACAACCGCAAAGCAGGGCTGGTGAGTTTTAGGTAGATAGCCACGGTTTCCCTTTGTCATTGCGTCGATATAAGTGCGTACGTCACGTTTGCCACCCCAATGCCAAGGGCATTCGATCCCGTTAGTTCTATAGGCATGCTCCAGGATAGAACCATCGAAGTCAGTGCCACGGAAGAATATCCGGGCATCTGGATGGGCTTTTATCCAATGAGAGAGCAGGGCGAGGCTTTGGCCAATTGGCTCTCGGTCTCCCGCAAGAGCTTCATGTGCATCTTCAGATTGTTCACGCCACCAAGCTTGGGTCTTGACGCTTACATTGCGGCCCTGCATTAACTGACCGAAAGTATCTACCAGGCAGTAGAAGGCCGTATTTGAGTAATCAGCCAGCTCTGTATCACGGGCTATCTGGATAATGCTTTGTTGTGTCTGACGAACGTCAGAAATATCGAATGCAAATGCCCCAATGGATAGAATTACAGCACTTGGCTTGGTATCCATTGTTTCGGTATCGATCGTAATAGTATTGATCATGTTATCTTCTCCACACATATTATTGCAATAAAACCACAAGTGAATTATTTGGTTATTAATTATTTGAAAATGCCCGCATAGCATTGACTATGATTTTCTCTCGTAAAGTGTTAAATTCATCAATAAGATGCAAAGGATTTAGCTCCGTCTATGATGTTTCCATTGAAATAAAGTCAATTTTTATTATAATGGCATTGGTGTTTTTATATATTTAATGATATGGATGTCACTGGTGAAAATTAAAAAGCCTCTAGCTTTAACTGTTATAGCATTTGTTACGACGACCTTTATTGTCATAGGTAACTGGTTTTCTTTTGTTAATTCGTCATTTGATTTATATTCAAACGTTAAAGATACATATAAACAAAAGAAAGCCGAAGATAACTTAAATGTATTATATACAGGGGTCTCTATTAGATATGTCGAATCAATATTTGGGCCGCCAATGATAGAACACCATGATGAGAGTCGTGGTATGCATGAGTATATATATTCATTCCAAAAATTCTATCTTCAATTTGTTTATACTAGTAACAATAAAGTTATTTTATACACTGTGACGGTAAAGGATAAAAACTTCCATCCAAGAATACCCTATCTAGGAAAAGAGCTTGGGGATACATTTGACAATTACGATGATAGTGCGGAATTTTTATTTTCAGGTTACTCCTCGAAATTCTATGAATATCACGAGGCCATTTATTTAGGCAACCCAGGTAATTATAGGAATTTATATTTGGCGTATAATCCAGCAGGTGGTGAGTATTCTGAGCTAAAACCATTACCCGATATTGCTAATGACCCAAAAAAACCTCCATTAGAAAATGATTTAGTTATATTCAGGAAAATTAATCGACCAAACACGTTCGCTATTGGAGATCATCTTGGTGACCAAGATGGGATAGAGACATTCTACGGGATTGGTATAAACTTTTATGATGCACGCGATATCCCAACATTAGATTATTAATTTTAAACATCATGTATAACTTTTAATTTGTTAAAGAGCGAAAAAAATGCGGCTGACACCAACCCAGCGAACAGCCGCCAAGACTACACACAGCATAAATTTTTGCCGGATATCTGCGCTTGCTTTCGCTGCAGAGCCGCCGGCGCGGCGCATTAAGGTGTGGCGGCTGGTAAACAACGCCCCCGAAGTTTCCAGCCTAACCACATCGGTATGCTCACTCATGAGTTTCAGGATTCTCCACCGCTCCCAGACTAGAGGGAAAGGGCGAGTGAGCATGCCGTTGTGTGCCGGGATTTTTAGTCCACACCCGGCGTGTGGTGTCTTGGCGATGCTTATTAGCCAAGAAGGATCTAAATGTGAGCAGAGAACGTTATTCGATCCGCCGTAAGCTGCATTACGCCATTGCTGACCTCAACTACAGCCTTGAGTGCTTTGGTGATCACTTAGCAAAAGAGAACTCCTACCCAAATGGTGTTGATGGTTTCGATGCTGTTTATCTCTATCTGTGTCGCAAATACGGTTGGACTATTCAGCAATGTCGCAGCATGGATAGGCAGGATATCCGCCTTGTTCTTGAACTTGAGATGAAAGGGTGGCGACTGCCGAAAGATGCCATTTTTGGCAATCAACACCCTGAAGACTAAGTACTTGCAACTCACATAAATTCGCATCTGCAGTTGCTTTGACTAACCGCCAGAATTCAATTTTGGCGGTAACACTTTCAGATCCTTCCATCATCTAAACCTCTTATGAGTACCTGCGTCAGCGAATCATCCCGATCTTCGTGTGCCTCGGGTGACCCCCATCACATCATCGGTCATGGACAGGGCGGTATGGGCACCAAGTCTCACGATTTTTTCACCATCCCACTTTGCCGGAAACATCATGATGAATTACATCGCGATCTGTCACGATGGGAAGAAGAGCACGGCACTCAGATCGAAGTGTGGTTTAAATTTATAGATTACTCTATGTCAATTGGTGTTATTAACTAGCAATATCTAATTATTTAACTTTGGTACTGGCTACTTCTATTGTAAAATAATATAAAATATTTTATCTCTGAGGTAATAATGCGATTCTCACACTTGTTTTTGGCTGTCATTGCTATTTGCTTATTATATGCTTGTATCAGTTTTACTATATCTTGGCCATTTGATGGGTGGGATAGAGAGTCACTAGGACAATTTGGTGATTCTTGGGGGGTTGTGACATCGATTTTTTCTGTATTTGCTTTCTTAGGGGTTGCTTACTCAGTAAAAATTCAAGCAGAATCTTTGAAACAGCTGAAGAATGACTCAAAGTCCAATAATATGATGATGATAAGGCAGCAGGTTGAAGGAAACTTCTTTCAAATGTTAAATTTGTTGCAATCATTAATAAATGATATGGATATACAAGGGGATGGTAGGGATGGGGTGGTATTCGAAAGAAATGGCAGGGATGTTTTTACATACTTTTATAAGAAATTCAAAAGCAATAGGAAGGTAGAGCGTCGTTTCTATATCGAACCAGTGATATTAAATCAGATAGATTATAAAAAGTTAAAGCGGTTTATCGGTGGCTGTTTTGATGAATTTTACAAAGATAGGCAGCAGGATTTGGCTCACTATTTTAGGGTTGTATATAATATCTATAAATTTATAGATAGCTCTAACATCAACCAAAATGATAAGAAAATGCTTGCAAATATATTAAGAGCTCAACTTTCAAATTATGAACTATTAATGTTGTTTTATAATTGCCTTGGTAAGCATGGATTGAAGTTTATAGATATAGCAATCAGATATGAAATATTTGATAACTTACCTATAGATAAACTGGTTATTGAAGAACATAAGTTATTAATTGATAAAAAAGCATTTGGTGGCCAATCTTCGGACTGGTAATTAAACATGTGGAGTAATAGGCGAACTGGCATGCGGGCCAGGCGCCTGGAGATTAAAGCATGAGAGATATTCAGGTAGTATTAGAGCGATGGGGCAGTTGGGCATCAGGGGATAGCCATAGGATGGACTATTATTCAATCGCTGCAGGGTTCAAGGGGTTATTACCTCAAACGGGAAAAACGAGACCGATGTGTTGTGACGATGATGGACTGCTGATTGATAGCTGTGTAGGGAAATTGAAAAGAAAGTGTCCGGATGATTTTAATCTTATCGTATTACATTACGTATTCAATTTCTCAAAACGTTCAATAGCAAAAATTCATAATAAAGATGAGCGACTTATACGTATATCATTGAAAGTTTCTGAGAATTTCATTGATGGTTGTTTATCAATGTTGCCAGTGGAACTATTCAACGAGTAAATTATTGGCAGGCCAAAGGCCTGCTACATATGAGGAATAATCCAATTTATTTTCCGCCATGTAAGCGAGAATGAAAGTATAGATATTAATAAGGTGCACAACCCCAAGGTGGTTAAAGCAAAGTCTACTCGTGTTGAATATAATATAACATTATCAGTAATAAACATTGCTATCATTGAAAATAGGCATGCAAAAATTAAAGTTGCACCAGTGGCAAGGAGATTTTCTAAAATCTTAGAGAGTATTTTATTTTGCTTTAGGGCATGAACAATACCATCTTTGCTGGAGCTGGATGAACTGAATATAGATATCGCAGCGAGCACGAATCCAAATAAAATACCAGCAACAGTAGACAGAACACCTGCTGTCGTCATGATGTCTGAATGTGGCATAGGAGTAATGTAGCGCTGTAAAAACAACGTTAGTAAACAACTTAATACCAGATTGATTATTACTTTTGCAATAACCATATGTACATGCCTCTTATTGATTTTTGCTTATATCATATTCTTTTAAGTAATCTAGATGATCTATTTTAGCAGAAACCAGAGCTAAACGCACCTCTGTAGGATTTGAGTAGCCATCGATAGTTGAAACATTTTTTGCAGAGATTAGCACTTGATCTAGGAGACTTTTACTTTTAGTATCCTTGGGTTGAGTTACTTCAGCCTTTCTCATAATTGCGGGTGCTTTTTCTAATAATTCTTTTAATCCTTCTTTAACCTCGTCTGACAAGTAACCTTTTATAGATTTTCTGCCAGAAGCTCTACCGCGTAAATTTAGCTTGAGGTGTGTACCTCCCATGCCAACCATCATTTCAACTAGGTTTTTGGAGAAAGAGTTGGTGAGATCATAATTTGTAGCATTAAAATTACGAGGTGCGGCCATAGTCACCTCACAACTCCTTAGAGTGCTTCCAGTCTCAAGGAGTTGCTTAATACTTTCTTTTTTCCAAATGGCTTCAAATGAAATTGGTTTAGAAAGGTCATATGTACTAAACAATAAATAGGATAAATCCCTCTCCTTTGGGCCTAAGTGGTTTAATGACAGAAGTAGGATGTCGCTTTCGTAATAGTATAAAAAATATGTCCTTTCAACTATATATTTTTTATCATCCAGAGGGATATTGTGCTCATTCCAGTTTTCATCACCTATATACGGAAGGTGGAAGCCGTCCCTGGAGCAAGAGATATAACCAAAATAGAATTTTGCGTCCACATCTTTTTCATGAAAGACAATTTTAAGCTTCTTATCATGAAGTTCAGCGGTGTGTGCATTATTAATCAGCGACGCGCAGCGGTTATAAAGATTTTCGAAAGCTCCTTGGGCGTTGGAGGTTTTTGTTTTAGTGCCAGTAGAACTAGTGAAGAAACCGATTCTTAGTTTTTTGAATTTTTTCAAGGATGCATTGTTATTCATTATTAGATGACTCTAGCTGTGTGAAAGTTTTTACTTGTAAATGTATATAGTTTCAAGGCTAAGTTTAAATAACTAAGTGGTTCTAACACGATACACGAAAAATAGAAAAAATCACTATTGCGGTCCGCAAAAAGTGTTGTAACGTGATATAGAGTAGTTACGCAGTCACGTAGCTTACCCAATCAGAAACCTCGCTCCGGTGAGGTTTGTTGTTTTAGCCTCTTTGCCAAAACAGCCAACCACAACGCAAACACTTCCTGTCACTGAGTGACTTCGGGGGGAAGGGAGCCATAAGTGGCAGGGATGCAGTGATTTTTGGCAATGAGCTCGTGGATGAAAACTCCAAAATGTCTATTTTTGTCGGAATTTTACCTAAACATTCAATATACGAAGTGGCATAAAAGCGTGACAGGATGCGTGAGGAGGCTATTTTAAAGTTGTTGTGCGCGCAACGAAAAGACCAATTTATGAATTCACGCATAAGGACACATGCTATGAAAAATTTGTCGATTTTAGTTGTTCTATCTTCATGCCTCTTACTCCCTCTAACAGCATCTGCAGCAGCTGGCACGTGCTATAGCGCGAAGAACTGCTCCGGAAAAGTTTTAAGCCATCGAGACGCGCATAACTGCAAGGTCAAGGACAAGGGTAAATCTTGGCGCAGTGATATCACTGGCCAGTGTACCAATCTGTAATCCAGCGAGTAATGCTATACAGAGGCATTGACCACTAAAAGTTGATTACAAGTCGAGTAATAACAGGGCTGCACCTCGGTGTAGCCTTTTTGCATTTCAGCCCCAGCTAACGGACGACACACACGGCACCCTCTTACCGGCAGCGTTTACGGCTGGTGGCTGATCCCTACCCATAACCCGAAGCCGGGAAAGATCCCCGGAAGGGGGAGGTTATGAAAATGCCCTGGAAGAATGAGCCCAACATCCTATCAATGCTGATTGCGTTCGGCATGACCCTGCTGGGAGCCATTGCTAGTTACTCGTTCAAGGTGCTGAACGGCGAGGCCTTTAGTTGGCGTACGCTGTTTCTGCAGCTCTTCGTTTCTATCTTCGCCGGGTTAACCATGGTGATGATCGCCCTGCATTACGACTGGCCTTCGGAGGTGATGGGCGGCGTGTGCGGTATGGCTGGTTGGTCTGGTGCGTCGCTGATTAAGGCGCTGGAACGTCGATTCCTGAATCAAGCGAGCGATAGCAATGAATATCAGTAAAAGCGGCATTGAGCTGATAAAGAGCTTTGAAGGCCTGAGACTGAAGGCCTATCAGGATTCTGTAGGCATCTGGACGATCGGCTACGGATGGACACAACCGGTAGACGGTAAGAAAGTCGGCCCCGGAATGCAGATTGATCAGGCGACTGCCGATCGGCTGCTGAAATGCGGCGTTGTGCAGTATGAGCAGGGTGTTAATCAGCTGGTGAAGGTGAAAATCACCCAGGGCCAATTTGATGCGCTGGTGAGCTTTGCGTATAACCTCGGCCTGCGCTCGCTGAGCACATCTACGCTTCTGAAAAAACTGAATGATGGTGATAAACAAGGCGCCGCAAACCAGTTCGGCCGGTGGGTAAATTCTGGCGTTAAACGGCTAGATGGTCTGGTGGCGCGCCGTGCGGTAGAACGCGAGATGTTTTTGTCATGAACACCTCATTCAGCTTCCGCACGATGGCGATCGTCCTGCTGCTGCTGGCGCTGATTGTTTCCGGCAGGCTGGCGTTTTACTTCCACAGCAACGCAGTAAAGGCCGGTGAGCAGGTTAAGCAGCTGCAGAGCGATAACAGCCTGCAGGCGAATACAATCGCCACACAGGCGTTTCAGTTCCAGCGCGCCAACGAAATCAGCAACGCGGTGACTCAGTACGGCATCAATACCGACGCAGCCACCCAAGGGAAAGAAATTGAATACCGGACGATCCTCAAGAAACAGCCGACGTGCGATCTGGCTGTGCCTGCCGCTATTGCTGGTGGGCTGCTCGACTACACGTACCGTCTACGTTCCCGCGCAATGTCAGCCAATACCGGCGACGCTGACGCAACCGGTACTGGCGCCACTGCCTCCAGCACCCTGACTTACTGCCAAGCAGTTCTATGGATTGCACCATTGCTCGCAGCACATGATAAGGCGAACAACCAAATGTTGGAAATTCGCAAACTTGATATGATGCTGCGGTAGTGCACTTTTTCTAAATTCTTTTGCTGCAGGCGCTAAGTTTGGTTATCCATTACTCTAAGTTGAATAAAAAACGCACCCGATTAATTAAGTGTACTAGCTTGTATAAATTTGCTATGCTTATAAAATTTACTTGGTCTTTTTCACTATGAGTTGGTGAGGTTATGTCTGATTCAAATGATTATCCCAAAGTTGTTAACAAACTGACTGTATTTCGTTCTATATCAGGAGATTTGGCGGATAAGCAATTGGCATTAGTAAGTAAAATTCTTGATAATGTAAACGATCTTTATAAAAGGAACCTACAGGACCTTACGGAAAAAGAGCTAGGGAAACTCGAGTTTTATAAATCTGTCTTGGATGAGATGAAAGAGTGCTTGGATGCAAATGCGCTATATAATGCATCATTAAAGAGAGATTATGCTGAGGCAATGAGTCTACTTGCAAAAATGCATGGGAGCTATAAAAATGGCTAACAATGATTTCTCTAAGCTTTCCCATGATTTAATCTCTTTAAAAACACAGTCAAGAAAATCTGATGGGGTAGCGGAAAGGGCAGAGAATGAAGCGCTTGCTTCAAGGCAGAGGGAGAGTAAAACACGTAGTGCTTTGACCATATCTTTTTTGATAGGGTTTTTATTACTTTTGGTATTTAGTTTCTGCTTTGTATTACTTTATAATTCATTTGTTGTGGATTGGCTAATGGCTCTAAAAGAAAAGGGCATTGAAAACCCAGCGGATTTAGTTAGACCGTTAGAGCTGGATAAGGTCTTATCAATAATAATCGGGGCATTAGGTACATCACTCGGATTTATTATTGGTTATTACTTTAAGGAGAAGTCGGCATGAATTTTTTCTGTGTTTAGGGGGGCGAGTTTTTATCTGAGCATGTTTTTTTTGATCTGATATATTTAAACGAAAATAATGTCAGTGAGTAAAATGCAAAAGATTGAGTGTTATCCTTTGTATTTGTTTTTTCGGGGAGGTATTCATTGCTAATGATTATAACTTGAAAGACTCTAGTAACAATCTGACTCGTTTTTATCGATAGTTGCAGGTCAAAAAAGAGAGCATGTCAATTGGTTAACGCCGGCGCTAGCAAAACCATGAACAGTAGGCACTTATCCGGTAATGCTGTGGATCTGCTGCCGGTTGGCGCCGATTGTAACGATTACAAATGCTGGCTGCCGTTTCTGGTAATGTGGCAATAATCCTATGCCTGCCGCTGTTATTGACCTCCTGCAGCAAAAGCCCGCCGCCGGCACCACAACAAGTCGTACTGTTACCCCTTGAGTCCGTTTTTATCCCATGTGAGTTACCTCAACTGCAAGGTGATACCTGGGGCGATGCAGCCAGCTACACACTGACGCTCAAAACTGCATTACAAATGTGTGTTGGGCGAGTGAGCGTATTAAATCAATGGCGAGGAGCAGTAGATGGGAAATTGTGAGTGAGATTTTATTTTCATGCGGAAGGTGATTAGTGTATTGACATTGTCTTACATGAAAAATTACTGATTTCTGTTATTGTCTTTGTGTCAAAATTAAAAAGAGTGGTGACGATAAAATTTTATAAATAGGATGGTGGTTTCATCGTGGCTGGTAGTACTAAGTTTTAATGAACTTCACCCTAAAATAAATTCTGACATCACCACTGAGCTTTTATGCGATTTCTACAATGTTTACTACTACCACTTTGGTTTGTGGTATCCCTGACCTATGGGTGTTTAACGCATCTAGCATACACGGGCGGAGAGCCTCTTCTGAGTCCTTTAGAGGCATTCCATTACTTTTTATTTCAATGTCGTATGTATTTTTTTGGTAGCTGTATGTAATTTTGTATTTTTTCATAATCATCTGTTTTTGAAAGACTATTGCGTTTTATATCTTGTAATTTCTGCTTTAAGTTTTTCTGGGAATGTGTTGTCTCTACCAGAATCTTCAGCAATATTTTTGTACATATCGTTAATGTTGTCGTAATCAAGTGTATATCTTTTTTCCTTATCGTGAGGAATGCCAATAATAATACCTTCGGGGGCCCTCGAAACCAACGGCTCGTTATCCTCGTATGTTTTTAGGGTTGCTCTTACCGCTGGAAACTCATCATCAACATATTTTTTGACTGTGATGAGATCTCCGTCAATGTTTCCATTGTAAATTGTTTCCCATGTCATATATAACACCTTTAATTATTTTGTTTTCAACTAATTCCATGTTGTAAATGTGTTGGTGGTTTTTTTGCTTAATGCCTTTTGGATTATGCCATCACTCATATATTAATTAAAGGTATGGTAATTGCTATTTGTAACTTTATTAATTATAGAATCAAACAATCTATGGCTATGCGATTCTAAGTGAGGAATTACCTGAGTGTGTTTTGACGGGTCCTTCCTGCAATTCGGAAAACCGAGGGGCGCTAGACTCGCGAAAGCCCGCTATTTATGAGCATTTCCAGAGGTTGGTTGTTGTTTAGTTGTCACGAAAAATGAGGCAAGGGGCATGGCTGTTTTACTCAATAAAAAAGACATGGCCACCTCATTGGGAATATCCGTTCAGGCATTTGATAAATGGGGAGTTATCCCTACAGAGAAACGTGGCCGAGAGGTGTTCTACGATGTCCGTTCAGTACTGGAAAATCGTCTGGCTCATCAGGTACGAAAACAACAACCTGACGAAGATAGCGAGGTTGCTGCTGAACAGCGCCTGCAAATCGCCAGGATCCGGTTGGGCACGATGAAGAGGAAACGTTGCTGCGTGTTATGAGGCCATTAACAAACAGTACCAACTTGCCGACGGCACTATCATGACCATTGGCCGTGTTTGCTGGGACTCTGGCGGTATCGACCCGGCGATTGTTTATAACCGCTCGAAAAGGCTGGGTCTCTTCCGGGTAATACCTATCAAGGGGGCCAGCGTTTATGGGAAGCCTGTGGCCAACATGCCGCGCAAGAAAAACAGCCACGGCGTTTTTCTGACAGAAATCGGCACTGACGTCGCCAAAGAAGTCATTTACAGCCGCTACAAACTAGAGCGCTCCGCTGATGGTTCCCCCGTTCCTGGGCTTATCCACTACCCGAATAATCCAGCGGTTTTCGACCTGGCCGAAGCCGAGCAGATGACGGCAGAGGAACTCATAGAAAAATATGAGAAAGGGAAAATTAAATTGCTCTGGGACGCCAAAAAACGCCGAAACGAGGCCTTCGACTGTTTTGTTTATGCCTTGGCGGCTTTGCGTATCAGCGTTTCGCGCTGGCAGCTGGATTTGGATGTGTTACTGGCCAGCCGCCAACAATCACCGTCCGGCCAGCAGGCCAGAAATAATAATGACTTGGCCGCTCTGGCGGCTCAATTGGGAGGATAACGTGGCGACACTGGCACAATTGGAAGAAGCCCGAAAAGCCTTACACGAACTGCTAACGGGTAAACGTGTGGCATCGATTCAAAAAGACGGGCGCGCCGTGACATTCACCTCCGCCACGTTAAACGAGCTGCGCGCCTATATCTCTGATTTAGAGGTTCAACTGGGGTTAGCCAGTCGGCGTCGAGGTCCGGCGAGGTTCGGGGTATGAATAAAAATCAAACCTTACTTGGCCCGGATGGCACGACGCCGCTGCGTGAGTACGCCGGTTATACCGGTGGCGGTGTGGGCTTTGGTGGCCAAATTGCCGGCTGGCAACCGTCTTCACAAAGCGTAGACGCCGCATTACTGCCGCAATTTGAACGGGGGAACGCCCGGGCTGATGACCTGGTACGAAATAACGGCTACGCAGCCAATGGTGTGCAGTTGCACCAGGATCATATTGTCGGCTCATTCTTTCGCCTTAGCTATCGACCAAACTGGCGATATCTCGGTATCGCTGAGGAAGAGTCTCGGGCGTTTTCTGACGAGATAGAGGCGGCCTGGCGAGAGTACGCAGAGGACCCTGATTGTTGCCTGGACGTGGAGCGCAAACGTACCTTTACGATGATGATCCGTGAAGGCGTGGCCATGCACGCGTTTAACGGGGAGGTCTTTACCCAGCCTTGCTGGGATCGTGCTCCGCATCGACTGTTTCGCACCCAGTTTAAAATGGTCAGCCCCAAACGTATCCGAAACGCGCCCGGAGTGCTCGACAGCCAAACGCAGCGCGCCGGTGTTTCACTGGACAAATATGGCGCAGCCATTGGCTACAACGTGGTGGATGACAGCTATCCGAGCTGGGGCACCCGCCGTGTTTCTTATGTGCCCCGTGAGCTGGCAAATGGTCGGCCGGCGATGATCCACATTTTTGAACCCCTGGAGGATGGCCAGACACGTGGAGCCAACCGGTTTTACAGCGTGATGGAGCAGATGAAGATGCTCGATACGCTGCAGAACACACAGCTGCAGAGTGCGATCGTTAAGGCGATGTATGCCGCAACCATTGAGTCTGAACTGGATACTGAAAAGGCGTTTGATTACATCCTAGGGGCGGGGAACGTTAAAGGCCAGGAACCACCGATGAATAAACTCCTGGAACAATACCTGATTTATTACCAGTCCGCGCAAGTGAAGTTTGGTGGCGCCAAGGTCCCGCATCTGTTCCCAGGGGACAAACTTGAACTGAAAGCCGCGCAAAACGCGGATAACGGCTATTCAGTCTTTGAACAGTCGCTGCTCAGATATATCGCTGCCGGTCTGGGGGTGTCCTATGAACAGCTTTCCCGCGATTATTCGCAGGTGAGTTACTCCAGTGCCCGGGCATCGGCTAACGAATCATGGCGTTACTTCCTTGGTCGCCGCAAGTTTATTGCGTCACGCCAGGCGAGCATGATGTTTTCCTGCTGGTTGGAGGAAGCATTGATCCGTGGGGTGGTAAAAATGCCATCCCGCGCACGTTTCTCATTCAGTGAGGCGCGATGTGCCTGGAGTAATTCAGAATGGATCGGCGCCGGCCGCATGGCCATTGATGGCCTGAAAGAGGTGCAGGAGTCGGTCATGCTGATTGAGGCGGGGTTAAGTACCTTTGAAAAAGAGTGCGGCAAGCTGGGCGAAGACTATCAGGAGATTTTCCGGCAGCAGGTGCGGGAGGCAGAAGAACGCAAGGCAGCTGGCTTAACACAGCCTGCGTGGGTGGCTGCAGCTTTTCAGGTTCAGCTGCAGAACTCAACACAAAACGAGGGAGGTCAGCGTGGATCAAGCGCGTAACTTACCACATATCGCCAGTATGGCACTCAATGAGCCGCTTTTATTAGAACCCGCCTACGCGCGGGTTTTCTTTTGCGCGTTGGGTAACGAGCTGGGCGTGGGGCGCCTGATAGATGGCACAACAAACACGGTCTTATCACCGCCGCAAATGACCGAATTAGCTGCGTCCTATGGTCCCGGTCGAGTGACTATCTCGGATAGCCAAGCTGGCAAACTTCGCGGCGAAGAAGTGGAACAAGACCGGTGGAGTAGTGGATCTATCCAATGAAGGGCGCCAGCGCAAATTGATGAGCCTCGTGTCTGTCGATGAGGTCTGGGGTATCGGACGCCGGATATCGAAAAAGCTCAACATGATGGGGATTGAAACGGCACTACAGCTGGCCGATGCAAGTACTGCGATGATCCGTAAGCATTTCAGCGTTGTCATTGAGCGGACGGTGCGTGAGCTACGTGGTCAGCCTTGTCTCGAGCTGGAGGAGTTTGCGCCGACAAAACAACAAATCATCTGCAGCCGCAGCTTCGGTGACCGGATCACCGAGTATGACCAGATGCATCAGGCTATTTGCATGTACGCGACGCGTGCAGCGGAGAAGCTGAGGGAAGAGCTCCAGTATTGCCGGCATGTCAGCGCGTGGCTAAAAACCAGCCCATTCGCCATCAATGAGGGATACTACGGCAACACCGCAAGCATAAAATTGAGCACGCCCACGCAGGATACTCGGGACATTATCGCTGCAGCTATGCGTTGCCTTGATGCGATTTGGCAACCCGGCCATCGGTATCAAAAAGGTGGGGTGATGCTGCAGGATTTTTATAGTCAAGGAGTGGCTCAGTTAGGGCTGTTCAATGAGTACAAACCACGGCATAACAGCGAGCAACTGATGGGGGTACTTGATCGGATCAATAACTCGGGCAGGGCGAAACTGTGGTTTGCTGGTCAAGGGGCACACCAGTCATGGTCGATGAAGCGCGAGCTACTATCACCAGCATACACAACACGGCTAAGTGATCTTCCACGCGCTCGGGTGTACTAAACCAGTGACAAAATTTCATCTGGCAGTCAGCTTTGAGCGAGGAGCGGAAGTTCACTCTTTGTTTCAACTGTAACCATCACGGGCAACATATACCATAGTGGCATATGTAGTTTGAAACCATGCTCTTATGTTATTCATCCACTTCCCTGTTATTTTTTAGGTTTATTTTCTTATCCCTTTAAATGAACATTAATATATATCAAATGCCGATTTAACTCTATTCTCATGCCTTTTGAAACCAGTTCCCGCGCCTAGGCAAGAGAGAGAGATTATAAGTTCATCATCGTAAATGGAGATATCGCGGACAAAGCCAAATACAGTCTGAACATGACGTCCCGACATAGCTCCGTGTTTCGCGCTAGAGCTCGTGCAATACCAAGGTTGAAATGTGAATTCCACTCTTAAATTATAACCTCGGTAATATGCTCTTTTCACCTCATCAAAATCAGTAAGACCATCTTCGATGGTCGAAAAGTAGAAAGGTGCTTGTATTGAAATGAAACTGCCCATTTCAACGAGCGCTCTGAGTTCATTTCTTTTATTGAGTATTGGTGTGATGTCGATAACCGGAGTATTTTCTAAAACAATTTCAAGGATTGAGCCAAGATAGCCTGCAATGTTAAATGCGCCACCAAAGTCAAGGAAATAAAATCTTCTTCTCTTATCAATGTTCCATTTCAAATCATTTGTAATAAAACCTCGGTCATCAATAAATCCATCTTCTTTTAGATTATTGAAATCACTCAGGTTATCTATGGTGAAACCTAATTTTTCAAAAAGCTCAAAAACGCGACGACAATTTATCCAATCCCAACGGGCAGAACTTTGAGATGTTTTTAGATTGAAAAGTGTCTGGATATCATTTTTGCTGACAATCATCTCCCATCTATTTTTGTATTCTCTAAGCTCTTTTGGTGTCAGATTCTGACTTAAAGACTTTTTTGTGTGAGCTATATCATGACAGTCTAAGCAAAGCACAGCCAAGTTTTTTATAGTATGGTCTCGTGAGACAGACCATTCTTCTATATGGTGAATGATGATTGACTTGTGCTGCTGACGGCATACACAACAAGTTCTGCGGTTGTGCCAAAGTAAATTTATCAATGTACTTTCAGGTATAGGAGGCCGTCCACCCGAATGAAGTTGCTTTATATCAAGCGTAGATAAACCAATTTTTGAAAGCTTTTCAACATTCATTTGTTTTAAGGCCTTCAGAGTAAACCCTCTAGCAGAAAGATTTTCAGCTAACCCACTAGCTATTCCTCTAGAAAGGAGAGCATTTATAGTTCTTTGGCTCATGTTTAATCCTTATACATCCCTACACAGGAGTGAGTACATTTCTGCAAACAACCTCTATTGCTCACAGCGAGGCGCTATGAACGCTTCATTGACACCTTTGTGGCCGTGGCGGTAAGTCGGATTGTAAAACATTTCTGACTAACTCCCCATAAGCTAATAAGCATAATTAGCAGAATCCGCTTCGGGCACTGAGCTGCCTGTCAGATTGGCTCTGGGCCTTAGCTGTGTCAGATCAAGTCTGGGCTAATACACTTGAGTCATGGTTGAAATCAGTCATCTGCACTTTCTCACGCTTCCTGCCGCATTTCCTCGATAGCCTCTCTGTCGGCTGCTCCATGACGGTGAGCGCAGTCAAAGGCATTATCAAAACTAGAAAAAGATTAATTATAATCAAAGACTTACGAATTACCTAAAATGATACACCCACATAGATTCAATGTGGTTTTTATTCCTACATTCAATTGGTTATGAACTAGACTGCAATCTAATGCTGCGCCACATGGGCTGGTTCGAAGCGGCTGACCTGATTGTTAAGGGTATGGAAGGCGCAATCGCTGCCAAGACCGTGACCTATGACTTCGAACGCCTGATGGAAGGCGCTAAACTGCTGAAATGTTCAGAGTTTGGCGACGCTATCGTTAAACACATGTAAGTGTGTTTGGCGTTTGAATGAGAACGGGAGCCTTAGGGCTCCCGTTTTTTTATTGTTCAAATGCGAGTGAGGTATCGGACAGGCTCACTGAGCGGCGTTAGCCGATTCACGTACGACCAGCACCGGGCAATTGGCGTGGCGGACGACGGCGGTGGCATTGGAGCCAAGGAGATAAGTGATCGCAGAAGGGCGGTTGGAACCCATCACAATAATCTCCGCGTTAAGCGCATCAGCGAGTTCCAGGATCTGATCTTTAGGATCGCCGACGGCAACGTGCGTGGTCACTCTATCTTCAGGCACGCTGAATTCTTTTGCCGCTTTTGCCAGCCCCTCGGTCGCTAGCGCAATGGTTTCATCTTTGGTTTCTATCGCCGCCGTGGCGGCAAAGCCGAAAGCAGCGTAGGTGGCACGCGACGGGATCACCGCCAGGAAATGGACGTGGGAGTCTTCGAGCCTGGCGAGCGCGTTGACATGCGGGATGACCTGCTGTGTTAATTCCGGCTCGGTAATATCCACGGGAACCAAGATAGTTTTATACAT